GCTGTGAACTGCGAGTAACAGCAGCTCTGTTATCAACGTAAATGATATCACCGCTATATTTTTTCACCTCTGGGTTAGCAACACCTTTTACAAAACTCATTCCTAAGTTATAAGTCCTACTATTTATTGACGTAGATAGACCAGGCTCTAGAGAAGTTCCGAAATTGGTATCTATATTTAGATTACTTGTTCCGCCAAATACAGTTGTACCAGCACCTGTTGCTGGATCAGCGGTGAATCTAAACAATTCAAATCCGTATGAAGGTGCAGTTCCGTCTGTAGATATTGCAAGTCTGCGATCTTGCCAGTATTTAAGAACTCCTGTGGTTGCATCCCAATTAATCACACGACCAACAGCTGTTGATCCGATACCAACCTCTTGAGTTATCTCAGAGTCAGCTGTAAATGTTGTAGTTGTTGATCCAGCACCAATAAGTTTTAATGCGTAAACAGCACTTGCTTTTTGTAAAGTTAATTTATTTTCTGATCCAAATGCGAGTGGGTCACGACATAAACCAACACGAGAAAACTGGTTTCCCACAATAAAGTCTGGATTAGACACATCATTTTCTAGACGAGAATATATTAAAACACGATTTGCACCTAGTTCACGATATATGTCAGCACCATGTCCATTTTGAGGTGGAATAATAACATTAAATGCAGCATCAGTGGATCCTGATGGGTTCGTTAGACCAACATCATTTAATCCAACAGAACCAAATGTATAATTTGATCCTCCGTTAGTAACTTCAACTGAGTCTATTTTACCAGCAGCGTTTACAACAACAGAACATCTACCACCACTTCCATCACCTTTAATAGGAACATTATTATAGGTTGCAGCAGTTCCGTAACCAACACCACGATTTGTAATTGTGACAATCTTCAACTGTCCACTAGTCGCAGCATTATTTCTTACAGCTGCAACTTCATTGTTAGAAGACCAACTTTGAGGTAAAGGTATGAAACTTGTTGAATCAAACTTGATAATACTATTTGGGTCGATAGTAAAAAGATACTTCCAAATATATCCGTCTCCAGACGCACCAGCAGATCTTGGCTCTAAGTCTGTAAATAAAGGTTCGTCAAGAGATGGTCTTCCAGATGTGTTTTCTGGATTGGTTCCGTTTTGTAGACAAATATAAACACGGAAATTTTGATTCATTACATAATAATTTGTATCAAACAAATTAGTTGAACTAGTTTGCGGAGACAAATTAGATCGAGAATAGTCATCTCGATACATTTCATAAGTTGTACCTGATGACCAAGTTATTTTTCTGACAACTCTTGCAATATCATCTGAATTCAACTTCTTCAGAGCGATCATTGTATCCCAATAATCATTCTCTTCACTAAAAGAATCTTTTGGTGCTGGTGGATTTTCACTCCAATCTGATTGAAAATCTGCTGGGTTAGGGAGACCAATCCACGCATAATAACTGTTCGTAGTTGAAGCTATCCCCGCTACAAAATTCTCAGAGTTTAATA